GAGGCTGTAGTTTTGAAGCCACAGCAACAGGCAGAAATTAGGTCTCAGGCTGGAAATACCAGAACCAGGGATCAAGAAAGAGAAAATAACTCTCCCGATATTTCAGGCGAAGGCCGAAATGAACAAGGGGCAGGTAGACAAGTCGAGTAATACTACTCAACTGATTATTTGCCTTTTTATATATAAAAAATTATAATTGAGCATATGAATATTGAGAAATCTCTATGGTCTTCTAATGGCGACAGCATTAGCTTGTCCGTGCCATTTACGAAGGTCAATCGTGAGAAACGCACAGTATCAGGCTTTGCAACACTTGATAATTTAGATCAAACAGGCGACGTTGTAACAGCAGAGGCATCACTAAAAGCATTCGAATCTTTCCGTGGAAACATTCGTGAAATGCACGGGCCAACGGCGGTAGGCAAGATGGTTTCATTTAAGCCAGAAACATTTTATGATCCATCTACTGGAGAATTCCATAATGGAGTTTATGTAGATGCTTACATCTCAAAGGGTGCACAAGATACTTGGGAAAAGATTCTTGATGGAACACTAGCAGGATTTTCAATCGGCGGAAAAATTATAGACTCAGAAAATGAAGTTAACAAGTCAACAGGTAAGCCAGTAAGATTTATTAAAGAGTATTCTCTTATGGAATTGTCCGTAGTAGATTCTCCAGCAAATGAGCTTTGCAACATTTTGTCTATTCAGAAAATGAACGGGCAACTAATGTTTAAAGGAATTGCAGCAGATGTCGTAACAGAAAATATTTTTTATTGTGAAGATTCAGATTCAGTTTTTATTTCAACAGAGTCTACATATGAATCTCCTGTTACAGGAAAAGCAACAACATTAATTGGTTGGGTAGAATCAAATGATGTTAATAAAGCGAAAGAGATAGATAAGATTCTTGCTTCATTTAAGAAGACAAGATTACCGTTGCCTGATACACAAACAATTGCAAAACAGGCAAACGCAGAAGGAGGTAATGAAGTGTCAGAAAACACAGAAAACGCAGTAGTTGAAGAAACTCCTGCAGTTGAAGAAGCAGCAGCCCCTGTCGAGGAAGCTCCTGCCGTTGAAGAAGCACCTGTTGCTGATGAAGCACCAGTTGTTGACGCTCCTGCCGAAGTTCTGGAAAAAGCAGCCGACGTATCAGAAGTTGAGGTTGATGAACCTGATTTTGCAAAGATGCTAGGTGATCTAAAGGGATTCTTCTCAGATACACTATCAAAGGCATCTGAGGCAAACGCAGCTCAGGTTTCAGCAATTAAAGACACTGTTGAGACATTCAGCAAGAGCGTAGATACTCGAATTTCAGAATTGGCAGAACAGCATACAGCACTCTCAAAAGCTGTACAAGATATCAAAAACACGATTGAGGGCGTAGAAAAGCGTGTTGACGCAGTTGAATCAGAAACTGCAATTAAGAAGTCCTCTGACCTTGGCGGGTCTGAAGGAGTAACAATAAAGAAATCTAAATGGAACGGTTCTTTCCTCGGTTCCGTACAAGAAATTTTCAACTAAAAAGGTAGGTGAAATAAATAATGAGCAATGAAACATTAGAAAAAGCAGTTGCAACTGATACTCTAGTATCAACTGGCATGACAGGTTCTGGCGCTCCAACCACAGGTATTCACCGTGGATCTGGTGGCGAAAAGGGCGGTCTTCTCAATCCTGAGCAGTCCGCACGTTTCCTAGACTACATGTTCGACGCAACTGTAATTGGTAAGGTGGCTCGTACTGTTCGCATGCGAGCAGACACCACAGAAATTGATCGCATTGGTGTAGGTGAGAAGCTCATGGTTCTTGCAACCGAGGCAGATAACACAGGCGCAAACGCTGCAGTTACTTTCTCAAAGATCTCGCTAACAACAAAGAAACTTCGTCTAGATTGGGAACTTTCAACAGAGTCTCTAGAAGACAATATTGAGGGTCCAGACCTAGAAGATCACATCGCCCGTATGATGGCGACACAAGCTGGTAATGACATCGAAGACGTAATCCTTAACGGAAATACTGCTCTTACATCAGATGCACTTTATAAGTCATTTGATGGTGTTGTCAAGAAGGCTAAGGCTACAGCTCACGTTGTAGATGCTGCAGGTGCTAACGTATCTCGTGCAATCTTCAACTCAGCTCTCAAGGCCCTTCCACGTAAGTATAAGCAGCGTCGTTCGGATCTTCGATTCCTCGCAGGATCGAACTTGATCCAGGACTTCCTCTATGCTAACAGCATTGGAACAAACCAAACAATCCCACAGGATATCGCTTCAAGCATTATCCGTGGAGATGTTGCTCCACTAGGTGGACCAGCTGGTTATGTGGCTCCATACGCATTCGGTATTCCGATTGTTGAAGTTCCACTTCTTCCAGAAGCACAAGATGGCGATTACTCAGGTGAGACAGGTAATCACGGAGATATCCACTTGACATTCCCAAATAACGTAGTTATTGGTGTTAAGCGTGATGTAACTGTATACCGTTTCTTCTGGCCTCGTAAGGACTCTATCGAGTACACAATGTATACTCGTGTCGGTGTCCAGATCGAACAGCCTGATGCATGGGTAGTTGTTAAGAACGTCAAGGTTGCTTCCTAATTTATAGGATTTAAACCCGCAAGAAAGCCCCCTAAATTAATTTTTGGGGGGCTTTTCATTTTAATTTACTAATGCTATAATTGTTTAGAATAGAATAAGGAGAATTATATGTCATTTGAGACATTAAAAGTATCTGAACTAAAAAAGATTGCCGAAGACTTCGGTGTAGAAATTAATGGTTTGAAAAATAAAGCCGATATTATTGCTGCCCTATCTGAAGAGGGAGTTTCATGGTCTATCTATGCAAAGACCTTAGACAAGAATGAAGAAGCGGAAGACACAATGCAAGAAGTACTACCTAAGTTTGATCCAAAGAAGCCTGTATCAGAAGACGCTGTTCTAGTTAAGATGGAGCGAGCTAATTTTAGATATGATATTCTAGGTCATACATTTACAAGAGAGCATCCATTTGTAGCAATGCCTGCAGATTCAGCTCAAGCAATTTTTGACAAGGAGGAAGGTTTTAGATTAGCAACCCCAAAGGAAGTTCAAGACTTCTATCACTAATCTTAACCTATACAAATGGAAATATATGTAGGTTCAAATAACCCAGTAAAACATAAGGTCTTCTGGCGAGGAGAGCCTACTGATACTGACAATCTTCCAGTAGTTAGCGTTTACGATGTCAGCAATGATCCAATTACTCCAATAAACCCAAACACTGTTTTGTTTAATGTTACTGCTGAAAAGGTAGAAACAGATAATGGTTTATATCAAATATTCCTTCCAACTAGCATTACAAATAAAACTAGAGAGCTAAAAGTTTCTTGGACTTATGCTATATCTGGATTGACGCAGGTAAAAGAACATAAGCTTTTTGTTGTGCAGCCATATACTGACTTAGCTCAAGCTAGCACTGTTATGGGAATTGGCAATGATCTTTCTGACCCCAACTATAAATCATATGATGAATTATTTGCAGCAGAAAAGTATGCTCGTAAAGTTATAGAAAATTATACGGGGCAGGAATTTTATCAGTATTATGAAACTCATTCCGTATATGGAACAGATTCAGACACCCTATCTTTGCCATCTAGAATAACAAATTTGTATAAACTTTATTCAAACGATGTCCTTCTTGAAGATAATATCAATAATATTGATAACTGGAATTATCAAGTAGACATAACTGAGAGCGGATTTGGAATTAGAATTAATCGTGCTGCTATGTTAGACAATACAGTTTATACAGCAAATGGAATGGTTCCTCCATCTATTCATGATTCTCCAGGAATATTCCAGAGAGGCGTAAGATACACTGTATTTGGAAAGTTTGGATGGGAAGCCGTTCCAGATGAAGTGGAATTAGCATGTATAGAATTAATGAAAGACTATTTCTCTAAGGATAACTTGTGGAGAAATAAATATGTAAACAAGATCTCAACATTTGACTGGGATTTTGAGTACGGAAGTGGAGCAACTTCTGGAACGGGTAATCTGTATGCGGATCAACTGCTTTCAGATTATGTAGTTTCTAAAGTTCTATTAATTTAATGAATGGAATTATAGAATCAGTACTCTCAATGAGGCTTGACGTCTATCGTCAAATCGACCAGCAAGATCCTGATACAGGTGCTATCAAAAAAGAATGGATTTATCAAAGAACTATTGATTGCCATGCTAAAGGCGTAATTAGCAACTCTGCAACTACTAGGTCCAGCGACAGACAGATATTTGATAATAAATATAAAAATGATCAGCAGATACAGGTTCGTACATCTGAAAGATTAACAGTAAGAGATAAAGTAACAAACATTCGTGACGAACAAAATAATCCAATATGGACAGAAATAAATTTTCCAAATGAGACACCCACAGTATTTGAAGTTGTTGGAACTACTCCGCTAACTGACCCATTTGGTAGAGTTATTGGATACAATTCTTCGATGAAGAGATCGGAGAATCAGCAAATTGGACAATAGCACAGCGCTTGTAACTGCAGCCAGCGGGCTAGAAAGATTAATGGCTGGAGATAAGAACACGGTATTAAGAGATTCTACAGTGGCTCAAATCTCTGCATATGTATACTATAATGCTCAAGTAGTAGCTAAGCTAACTCAAAATAGAGCATTTCAGTCTAAGTTTACAAAGACTTTGTTTGATCAAATTCAAAAAGATTTTGGCGCATATATTGATTCTCAGGCACGTGTTAGACCAAAAGCTCTTCACCATGTATATGAATGGAAACGGGCGGGACAGCCAAATGCTAGGTTATTTAAGCTAAAGGTTGTATCACAAGAAGGAATAACATTTAAGTTGGGCTACGAATTTCTAGATTCTAAGACTCTTGTACCTACAGATAAAGGCGTTCATCGCCATGTATTTAAAAACAAAGCAATGATTATGGAAGAAGGAATGCCTGTAATTATTCGTCCTAGATTTTCTGAAAGACTTGTATTTGAAGTTCCAGGCGGAACAGTATTTCTTCCAAAAGGTAGAACAGTTACAGTTTCAAGACCTGGCGGTAAGGCTGCAACAAATCAATTTAAATTGGCTTATGGCAAATTCTTTTCAGGAAACCTTGTTAATAATTCCATTAAGAATTCTGGATTTCAAAAATTATTTGGCGGAGCCATGGGTAAAGCATTAAAGGTCCCAGCAGGAATTAAAAGAGTGCAATATAAGTTTACGCCCAACACATTAAAGTTACAGGCTGATTTTGCCCTACATCAAGCATTTGGAGGAGTTCTATAATGACCGTAAATTATAAATTAGATGCAATGCTAGAACTCAGAAAGTTCCTTTGGAAAGAATTAACTGACCGTGAGATATTTGATAAAGATGACTATTGGTCAGATAATCTTGGAGAGAATATAGTTCCTATTGTGCCTGTGCAGCAGGCGGCGGAAATGAATCAGTTCTTAAGTGGTAAAAAGCATATAGTCTATGATAAGGTAGGCATGGCCTATGATGATATATGGTTAATTTGCACAGAGCAGATCCTATTTACAATATATGCAACAGATTTCTCTGAGATAAATGAGATTAGAACATTCATGGTGGATCAATTTAGACGCATGGATCTTGCCGCAAAGGATGTAAATAAATGGACTGGGCTATCAAATAAATTCAAGTTTCATTCAATTTATATAGCAGACATCTCTCCAATGGAGCCTTCAGAAGAGCTTCAAGGATTTTTTTCAGCAGATGTAATTTTGGAAGTCAAATATTCCAGAATGACTGATGCCAACGGCAGATATTTCTAGTCGTTTGCCTTTTGACCTCTAATGGCTTAAAATTGGACTAAGAGGAAAGAGGCCTAGCCAGCCAGATTTTATTGATTTTTAAAAACCCAGGAGGTGGAAAATGCCACAATCAATAGGTAATGCTAAAAATATTCTCGTTGGTGCGTCGCCATTGTTTATTTCAAACATCGACTCAACCGTTGCGGGATACGAAGCAACTTATGCTAATTCAGAGCCAGGTCAGAATAGCGGTCCAGCGTTCGCAACTGGAACATCTTATACAGACACTCTGAATGCCATTACTTCAGGAACATTCTATTACAGAAACGTAGGTTATACAAACAATGGTCTTCAGATCACTTATAACCCAACATTCGATTCTGTAACCGTCGACCAGTTGCTTGATACAGCTAAGCTGTTCAAGTCTGCGATGGAAGTTATGATCATGACAGAAATGTCCGAAGGAACACTAGAGAACGTACTAGTAGTATTCGGTCAAGCAGATGACCCAACAAATAACACTGCTCTATCTGCAACTAATACAATTATTAATCAGGGAACAGCAGGAACCACAAGCTCAAAGACCACACTAGGTCTTGGTGCAGGTGCTCTCGGTGTTGCACCGACAGAGCGTCAGCTCGTCGCAGTTGGTCAAGCTCCAGGAACTCAGCAAGGCTCTACAGTAACAACAGCAGAGCGTGTATATTATGCACGTCGTGTTTTGTCCGTACAGCAATCTCAGTTCTCTCTAGCTCGTACAACTCCAACCACATTCCCAGTTACATTCCGTCTTCTTCCAGACGGTAATTATGCTGGATCAGAATACGGTAAGATTATTGACCGTGTATTGGTCGCTTAATAATATTTAATATTATTAATACAAAACCCCCGTTTTTGCGGGGGTTTTGTGCTTGTATTAATACATTCTATTTGTTATAATAATTAAGACTATCCAAGGAGGATAAATTGGCTACTACAGTATACGACGTAGAAGAAATTCAACTACAAAATGGGGACACAGTAAAACTAAAGCCCCTAACAATTAAAGAACTTAGAAAGTTCATGATCGCTGTACAAAAGACAGCAGAAACAAAAAATGAGGATGAGACGCTTACAATCCTTATTGATGCATGTGCGGTTGCTCTCGAAAAACAACTACCTGACTTGGTAAAAGATAGAGATGCACTAGAAGATGCATTGGATGTTCCAACAATTAATCGCATTCTAGAAGTTTGTGGTGGAATTAAGCTTGACGACCCAAACCTTCTAGCGGCAGCGGTTCTGGCTGGTCAGAACTAGACTTAGCCGCATTAGAAGGAGAAGTTTTTCTTTTAGGTCATTGGAAAAATTACGAAGAACTAGAAGAAAACCTCTCAATGCCAGAGCTTATAAATACACTTAAGGCGGTGCACAAAAAGGAATCTGAAACTAGAAAGTTTCAAGCAGGACTTAAAGGCATCAACCTAGAAGGTGAAGAAGAAAATAAAGAAGGAGGAACTTCGTTCGACGATATCAGACTAAGAGCAGCAGGAATCTCTGCAACAAGTAATGATATTGTATCGCTTCAAGGATCATTTGCAGCAGAAGCTGGATTTGGAATCGGAGCAGGACTTGGTTACTCTAGGAGCAACTAACTAAATGGCTGAAGAAACAATCAGTACCCGAATAGTCGCCAATGCCGACTTTTCTGCCCTTATTGCAGATGTGCATAAGGTTACTTCCAGCCTATCAAAATTACAAGAACAATTAGCTAACTCCAACAGAATGTTGGCTAACCAAATCTCTGTAATGAATAGGTCCTTTTCGGACACACTAAGAAGTACTGGTCAGTTCTCCACACACTTTGTAAGCCTTCAGTCAGATGTAGAAAAATTCGGTAAGAATCTTGATGGCGGCAAACTCAAACTAAATCAATATTTTAATGCATTTAGAGAGAATGCTAAAACATCAGGCGGCATAATTAGAGACCTTGCTAAACAGCAAGTTGCTCTACAAAACGCTATACTCCAACCATTAGGTAGAAACGCACAAGGCTTAATGCAATTTAACGTGCATGTGCCACGTGGTCTTGATGAAGTAAAAAATAAAACTGCAATTGCTAGACAAGAGTTGCAGATTTATAATAAGATAATTCAAGATGGTGCGGGACAACTTATCAATTGGGGTAAAAATACTCAATGGGCAGGCCGCCAGCTTACAGTTGGTTTGACGGTTCCGCTAGCAGCTTTTGGTAAGGCTGCTGCGGATGCCTTCAGACAGGCAGATCAAGAGCTCGTTCGTTTAACTAAGGTTTATGGAGATGTTGCAGGAACATCTGCTAGCGAATTAGGAGCAATTAGAAAAGAAGTAGAGCAAACAGCTAAAGGCCTGTCTCAGGCTATGGGTGTTAACTATAGAGAAACAATTGGATTGGCTGCTGATATTGCAGCGACAGGTAAAACTGGAAATGAATTACTAAGCTCTATTTCCGAAACAACACGTCTTGCAGTTCTTGGTGAAGTAGATCGTCAAGAGGCAATGAAAGCAACTCTTGCAATCCAGTCTGCATTTAAGCAAAATACAGAAGAGCTTGCAGATTCAATCAACTTCCTTAACGCAGTTGAAAACCAAACATCAACAACTCTTAATGACCTTGTAGAAGCAATTCCAAAAGCTGGTCCCGTAATTCAAGGTTTGGGCGGTAGCGTACAAGACCTTGCGCTTTATTTAACAGCTATGCGTGAAGGCGGTATTAACGCATCAGAAGGTGCTAACGCATTAAAGTCTGCATTAGCTTCTTTAATTAACCCAACAGATGTTGCAGTTGGAAAGTTCCAAGATTTTGGTATTGACCTATTAGGAATTGTTCAGAAAAATGCTGGAGATGTAACAGCAACATTATTTGCACTGCAGGATGCATTAGATAGATTAGACCCACTACAAAAGCAACAGGCTATTGAACAGCTATTTGGTAAATTCCAATTTTCACGTCTAAATGCTTTATTTGAAAATTTAGGTCGTCAAGGAAGCCAGACTC